TATTGCATTACCATTAGTACGTAAGGTATTTGGTCAAATCGCTGCGAAAGAATTCGTTAGTGTTCAACCAATGAACTTACCTTCTGGTCTTGTATTCTTCTTAGATTTCCAATATGGTAACACTAAGAACCCATTCACTTCAGGTGGTTCTTTATATGGTAACCGTAATGCTTCTAGCACAACTCCATTCGCTACCCCAGCGGCTGAAGGTGGTTTATATGGCGCAGGTCGTTTTACTTACTCTACCAACCAAACATCATCTGTTAATACCTTTACAATAGGTACAGCTGTAGCTGACTTAGCGATTTCATCAGGTTCTTGGGCTGAAGTAGGATTTGACTCAGCTTTATCAGCTTCTGCACAAGATGGTGTACGTATTAAAAAATTCACTATCTCAGCTTCTAAATTACCAAATGCTGATCCTGAGGCTGCACGTGGGTTTATTGTTAGTGGATCTGGTTTAGGAGTTGCTAATAATTTACAAGCATTCCATAACTATAACCCAACTACTACTACTTACACATTCTTCATTACTGCTTCTACAGCTACAGCTGCTACTCAAGTATACACTGTATTCTATAACAAAGCAACTACTGATCAATATCGTGGTGATTTCGAAGATACATCTGCACCTTCATTCTCTGTACCTAACGCTGCTAGCGCTACTTCAATTTCTATCCCAGAAATTAATATCTCTATGCAATCTCAAGCTATCACTGCTAAAACTAAAAAGTTAAAAGCAGCATGGACTCCAGAATTTGCACAAGATTTGAACGCTTACCAAAACTTAGATGCTGAAGCTGAATTAACTAACATCATGAGTGAGTATATCTCTTTAGAGATCGACTTAGAAATCTTAGATATGTTAATTGAAGATGCTCCAGCAGCTAACACTGAGTACTGGTCAGCTATTAACAACAACACTTTGAATAACGCTGGAACAGATTGGACAGCTAGTTTAGGATTCTACAACACTCAAGGTGCTTGGTTCCAAACTTTAGGTACTAAAATTAACAAGATCAGTAACAAGATTCACCAGTTGACTCTTCGTGGTGGTGCTAACTTCATGGTAGTATCTCCAACTATCTCTACAATCTTAGAATCTATCCCAGGATTTGCAGCTAACGCTAACGGTGCTGAAGATATGGAATATGCATTCGGTGTACAAAAAGCTGGTCAATTTAACAGCCGTTACACTGTTTATAAGAACCCTTACATGACAGAAAATACTATTTTAGTAGGTTTCCGTGGTAAGCAATTCTTAGAGGCAGGTGCTGTATTCGCTCCATACATTCCGTTGATCATGACTCCTCTTATCTACGATCCAAACACCTTCACTCCACGTAAAGGATTGTTGACTCGTTTCGCTAAGAAGATGTTACGTCCTGAATTCTATGGTAAGGTTTACATCAACGGTTTGAACACCCTGTAAGCTATCCTTAGATAATATCTAACAATTGAGCCCAGAGTAATCTGGGCTTTTTTGTTGATATTTATATACAAATAATAAGTCATGACAGATTTCAATCGAAGTGAAGAGGCTCAAAAAATCTTTAAAGAAAAAAGAAAGCCTAAAAACCCAATTAGTTTTAAAATCCAACTAAATGAAGAACAAAAAGAAGCAAAACAATTAATTTTAGACCACCCAGTCACACTATTAAAAGGTATGGCTGGATCAGGAAAAACATTAGTTGCTTGTCAAGTAGCACTTGATTTATTGTTTAGAAAAGATATTGAACGAATCATTATTACTCGCCCTACAGTAGCAAAAGAAGAAATAGGTTTTCTACCAGGTGATTTAAAAGAAAAAATGGATCCATGGTTAGCTCCTATCTATGCTAACTTACATATGTTATATGATAAGACTAAAATAGAAAAATTAGTAGCTGATGGGCAAATAGAAATTGTGCCATTTGCATTTATGCGAGGTAGAACATTTCCCGACGCAGTAGTAATAGTAGATGAATGTCAAAATATTACTCACGGTCAAACTGAAATGATATTAGGTCGTTTAGGTAAAGGTGGAAAAATGATATTTTGTGGAGATATAACTCAAACTGATTTAAAGCAAAAGAAAGATTCTGGAATTGGATTTTTTACTCGATTAGAAGCGGAAATTAAGGGGGTTAAAGTAGTTACTCTTAAAACTAACCATAGACACGAAATTGTAGAACCTATTCTAAAATTATACTCAGACTATAGGGACTAATATTTATAACAAAACTTACACATGGCAGACTTACTCGTAACAATACAAGAATCAATTACTCTTCCTAATAGGAATAAAGAAATATTATCTAACACTAAAGTTATTTCTGGTATTAATCAAACCTTAAGAAGGATAGATACTATACCAACTGTTTTTAGTGGTTCTGGAGTAGAAATTCTTCATTTTGTTGACAGTGAATCTGAACAAACTGGTGGTGGATTTGTAAAACAAGATGTTAAATATGTTAGAATTACTAATTTAGATTCTACTAATTATAGTTTAATATATTTAATTGATACAAATGATGAAAGTGTTATTTTTAAATTAGATGCTGGTAAATCCTTGATGTTTGGTAATGCTGATTTTAATGCTACAAGTGTTAATGACTATGTTATAGAAGGAGTATGGGACCCAGATTATTATTCTAGTTTTGTTTATTACAATAGTATAAAAGCCAAAGCAATAAGTTCTAGTATACAACTAGAATATTTTGTCGCTTCTGCTTAATATATAACATATTTATAATAAAAATTTAACACATGGCATTAACATATAGAGGTACTAAAGGATCTCCTTTAACCATTGAAGAAATTGATAGTAATTTTGCTTACTTCACTGGTTCACATAGTATAACTGGTTCACTTACAATAAGTGGAGCATTATATACTACTGAACCATTACTAATAACTGGTTCATTACTACCAGTAGACTCTGGAGGAACAGCTTTAGGTGATCCTGAATTATACTTCGGAGAATTATATTTAAGTTCTGCTTCTATCAATTTTATGGGATCACCAAATAACCAAATTGCTTCTATAAAAGCGTATGGTGAAAATATGGGTGCGATATTTGGAAACGGAAATGTATTTATCGCTCCAAATATACCTAGTGGATCTAGTATTAAAAATCTTAGAGGATCATTTTCTGTAGGAACAGGTTCATACGCTATTGGAACAGGATCAGCTACATTTGGTCAATTTGTTTACGCTGGTGGTAATTATCAAACTATTGTTGGTGGTTACAATCAAGTTAACTACAGTTCAAATTCTTTTGTAATAGGTAATGGTATTAATACTGGAAGTAGAAGTAATTTATTATTTGCCTCAGGCTCACAAGTTCAAATAACTGGTTCATTAGTAATTTCAGGATCTATAAGTGTAATTTCAGGATCTATAAATGCTGGAAATGGAACAATAGTATTCCCAGGATTAGTATTAAATAGCTATATTGATGATGCTGCGGCCGCTGCTGCTGGTATCCCAGTAGGTGGATTATACAGAAATGGAAGTTTTGTACAAATTAGATTAGCATAAAATAATTTTACATATATGTCAATACTTTCAGGCTCATTAAACCTAAATGGTAATATAGTATCTAGTGGAGATTTAACTTTTTCAAATACTAGCTCAGCTGTAGTACAAAATGTACGTACTATAACTCCAAATGGAACCTCTTCATTTGATGGGTCTAGTAATACAACCTCTACATTAGATTATGGAATTAACATTATATATACTGCTACATCATCTAGTTATTGTGTTAAATTTCCTCAACCTACTACTGGTAAAAGCGTTACAGTAATTAATAAAAGTGGTATAGATATAAAAATATTCCCAAGTAATGCTGGGGGAGACATTAACGGTGGAATTGATGAATATGTTTCTATCCCATCAGATGGAACCTCATATTTATTTAACTGCTATGAAAACCCACTACCAGGTGGGTGGTCGGTAGTATCAGCAACTGGTAATAGTTTAATATTAACTTCAGAAGCAATTACTTCTTCATTAAGTGAATTTAACTCACCTTGGATTGGTCAATCATTTTCAGCAAGTAGACATAATGTAGGATTTATTAATAATACTATGCAAGCTACTGGTAGTAGTATACTATCATCCCAAAATCCATGGAATTCATTAGGATCATCTGGTGGGATTTCTCAATATGGAATATATACTTATACTAGTAATTACGGTGATTATAGTAGCTTTAATGTTTTTAATCACCAACGCCCAGATAATCCATGGAAAAAACTAAATAGTATAAAAATTATAACTAATATATCAAGTAGTCTTCAAGATAATATATATTTTAGTTTAGCTCTTGGATTATCATGTGAAATATATAATGCTGGAACAAATGAAGAACCTACATACCCATGGGACGCTACAGGAACTTGGAATAATCCAAACCCACAATGGGTTGCTTTTCGTGATGGTATTTTAACTTCTTGGGTGAACGCTAACCCAGGAAATATGGGTGCTGATATTGGAGTAGGAGCAGGAGGAATGGGTTTAAACGCGATAGCTTCAGTAACCCCAGGAACATTTACTGCTGGTCCTGATAGTCCATATTTGGCTGCTTCCCCAGGTGCCCCAGGTACACTTAAATTTTCCATGAATGTATCTCAAAATAATACTATTAGTAGTCTTGGGGCTACTAATTTAGGGATAAATTTTATAGGTAGTTTCTCTAATTTAACAGGAACATATGATGTATATAGAGTTAAACATTGGGGCATACATATGGGTCACTATCTAAATGCACCCTTACCAAAAGTAAAACTTATTCCTAGATATTCTATAACTTTATCTTAAACTAAAAATAATGGCATACATATCACTTTATTCAGCATCTATCTATCAGTCAGCTAGTAATGTATTGCAAATAACAGCTAGTAGTGGTGGAAAATCAACTAACGCTATTACAGGTTCATGGTCTCGTTTAACAACCGGGTCATACATGTTTGTATCATCTGGCTCATTTTCTGGAGCTTCAGGTAGTATTACTGGGAGTATGGCAATTAATGTCGCGTTATTTGCTACTGGTAGTGCGTCTTCTTACCAAGCAAATGGACTATTTGCTTATACTTCTAGATCAAATGCAAACGCTATTTTTATAAACACATACTCAGATTTTATATCTCAAACTTTGGCTGATAATGCAATTGGATCTGGATCATGTAATTTATCTATAGGAATTAATTATTAAGGTTATTTAAAAAAACTTTATATTTAGGGTTTTTTACATATTTATAAATAAACACCTAAATAACATGTCAATACTTTCAGGCTCATTAAATCTAAATGGTAACTTAATTGCCAGCGGAGATATATCATTCACAACATCTGGCTCAGGTGTAATCCAAACTTTAACTACCATCGCAGCTAATGGAACTGCATCATATGCTGGATTCAGTAATACTACTGCTTCTTTAAATTTTGGTATTAATCTTATAGATTATGCTGCTTCTCAAGACTATTGTGTTAAGCTACCTCAACCAGTTACTGGAAAAAGTGTTATAGTAATAAATAAGAGTGGTATAGATGTAAAAGTATTCCCAAGTAACATTGGAGGAGACATTAATGGAAGTATAAATGGATTTGCTACAGTTCCATCAAATGGAACCTCATATGCTTTTAATTGCTATGAAAACCCATTACCTGGAGGATGGTCAGTATTATCAACAAATGGTACTACTCAAACATTAATCTCAGAAGTCATTAGTGGTTCGATAGGTTCTAAAGTATACCCAGCACCTGGATGGGAGACTTCAAAAAATCAATTTGCTTTTATAAATAATACTTTAAAAGCTAGTGGAAGTGTTATTGCTGGTGTTCCACCACAATTTAATTTTCTAGCACCAACATTTGACCCCCAATATCAAATAGGAGATACATATAGCACTAATTATCAAAGTAATCAATGGATAACCTCTAGACAATATCCAACTGATTCTTGGAGAAGAATTAATAGTATAACTTTAGTTACTAATATTACAGGAAGTGCTATAGTAACAAACCAAATTGGATGTGTTATGACCCTTGGATTTGATACTCACTTTTATTTTGCTAGTGATCCAACTCTTCGCTGGATTGGTGGATTCTGGAATAATAATACTGGTTACCCAAACGTAGACCCGGCATGGACAAACTGGTATAATAATGTTCAAACCCCATGGGCAGCAGCTAATGATGGTAATGGATACCCAATCCAACAGGGTACTGGCGGATCAGGAATAGGTACAGTACCATCTACAGTTTCAGTTATACCAGGAACATTTACAGCTGGTGGTATAAGCCCATATTTAGCAGCCAACCCTGGAGAACCAGGAACTGCTAAATTTACTATAAATTTGCCACAACAATATGCGGCTAATTTCTTTGGTTGGACTGATCTTGGAGCTAGATATATAAGTTCTTTTACACCTGACCAATATTATTACAATGGAACATCTTATGTCCCAGTAGGATTATTAAACGCTTATAGTGCTAAATGTTGGGGAATAGGAATACACAATTTCTCATCAACTCTTACTTTTCCAGATTTAAAAATTTCACCTCAATATAACGTAACCTTAAATTAATAAAAATAATGGCATTCTTATCACTCTACTCAGCATCTATTTACCAATCAGCTAGTACTATGGTGCAAATAACAGCCAGTACAGGTGGAAAATCTACAAATCTTATAACAGGTTCATTCACTCGTACAGCTACTGGATCATATACATTTGTATCTTCAGGATCATTTTCAGGAAGAACAGGTAGTTACACTGGAAGTATAGTTAGTAATATATCTTATAACCCACAAGTTAATACTTCTTCATTCGGTAGTATTTTTGTTTCAACTTTAGATATAAATCCAAATGCATTTTATGTTTATACATTCTCTGATATGTTAACTCAAACATTAAGTGATAGTGCTATTGAATCTGGATCATATGAGATAAATATAGGAATTAACTACTTATAAAAAATAAATATTATTAATATTTTAGAAGATCCCCTAGTGGGATCTTTTATTTTCCTTTAATATTTATAACAAAATCTAACACATGAATATTCCTATATATCCTGGTTCTAGCTCATTTATTCCTGGAATGACACCGTTTGGGTTTTATGACTATGATACTCAATTTCAAACAGACGCTGATAAAGTAACAACATTTTGTGCTCGTCGACTAGGATATCCTATTATGGAAGTTGAATTGCAAGATTTAAACTTCTACGCGGCTTTTGAAGAAGCAATAACTACATATGGTAATGAATTATACGCTTACCAGGTTAGAGATAATATGTTAACTTTAGAAGGAGCACCATCAACATTAAATCCTACTAATGCTCTTATTACACCTAACATGGCTACTGTCATTCGTTTATCACAACAATATGGTGAAGAAGCAGGTGTGGGTGGAAATGTAACTTATTATAGTGGAGCTATGGCTCTTACAAGTGGTACTCAAGAATATGATTTAGGAGCCTGGGCTATTGAAAATAACATCACAGGTGGGATAGAAATTAAAAGAGTATTTTACCAAGAAATACCAGCTGTAAATCAAATGTATGCCCCTTATGGTTTAGGAGCATTTAGTGGATTAGGTGGAGTACCAGCAGCTGGTATCTATGGAGGCATCTATGGTGGTGGATATGGAGGCGGTTACTTAATGATGCCAGCGGCATTTGATGCAGCTGTAGTTCAGGGTATAGAATTAAGCAACACTATTAGATTATCAGCTTTCACATTTAATATTATAAATAATAAACTAAAAATATTCCCTATACCAAATGATAGTAATACTAGAGGAGGATTTATTTGGTTTGAATATATTAAAATAGAAGATAGACTAACAAATAGTATTACAGAAAATCCAAATGGAGATATTATAACAAATCCATCAAATGCCCCATACACTAATCCTATATATGGTCAAATTAATTCTATAGGTAGACAATGGATATTTGAGTATACATTAGCGTTATGTAAAGAAATGCTAGGATACGTACGTGGAAAATATTCAACTGTACCTATTCCTGACCAAGCTGTAACATTAAACCAATCAGATCTATTAGCATCTGCTGGGACAGATAAAACAGCTTTAATTGAAAGATTAAGAATGTATTTAGATGAAACTTCAAATCGTGCTTTACTTGAAAGACGCGCTCAAGAAAGTGATTTTAGAAGACAAGAAATTAATAATGTACCAATGACTATATACATCGGATAATGGCTTTATTTGGATCATCTCGAGATATTTCAATGTTTAGAAAAATCAACCGTGAGTTGTTAGGAGATGTTATTACTCAACAACTTGCTTTCTACAAATATGTTTTAGATAAAACTAAAATAAATATGTATGGAGAAGCATCAGGTGGTAAATTTTTTGAAGGTCCTATCTTATTAAATGCTTTAATAACTGTAGGTGATAATACAAGTCCTACAAGTGAGTTTGGTGTTGATTTTAATTGGGATATTAAAGTCGCATTCTTAAGAGATGATTTAGTTGACGCAAATGTTCACCCTGAAGTTGGGGACGTACTACTATACCAGGAATCTTATTTTGAAATTGATAATACAAATATTAAACAATTTTTTGTGGGTAAAGATCCTGACTATCCATATGCAACTAACCCATTAAACCCAGGATTAGATCAATTTGGATATAATGTAAGTGTAGTTTGTGAAACACACTACATACCAGCAGATCGTGTTAACATTATTAAACAAAGATTATAATGGCTAAGCAAAGAAAACCAATACCTAAAACTCAAAAAGAGATAAGTAAACAACTACAGGAACCATATGTCCCACCAGTTGATGCTCTTGGTTTTTCTCCAACTGGTAATCCTAATGATACTAATAATATTAATAGAGCGAGCCAAACTTCGTTTAGAGATGATACTGTTAAACCTTTAGTTATTGGTTTAGAGGATTTAGACTGGGCTATAATGTATTACTTTCAAAATGTTATTAAACCAACAGTTAAACAAAATGGAGAATTGTTATCTGTACCTGTAATATATGGTTCACCTGAGAAATGGGCTTCATTCCAAAAACAAGGTTATTTAAGAGATTTACAAGGTCGTTTAATGGCTCCATTATTAATGTTTAAAAGAAATAACATTGAAAAAAATAGATCTCTAACAAATAAATTAGATGCTAATAATCCTCATAATGTAGCTGTCACTGGTAAAAAATATAGTAAACAAAATGCTTATAGTAGTTTTAATATACTAAATGGAATAAAACCTGAACAAACGTTATATGCTACTGTAGTACCTGATTACTTAACAGTTACTTATGATTGTGCTGTGTTTACTTATTATAATGAACAGCTAAATAAAATAATTGAGGCGGTTGAATATGCTTCTGATGCTTATTGGGGTGATCCTGAACGTTTTAAATTTAAAACAAATGTAGATTCATTCCCTACAACTATTGAGCTATCAGACAATGCTGAAAGAATAGTTAAAAGCACTTTCACTCTTAAGATGTTTGGCTATATCATACCAGATACAATACAAAAAGATACAACATTTGTACCTAAATTTTCAAATCGTAATAAATTAACATTTGGATTAGAAACAGTCTCAAACATTAATAACTTACCACCTACTTCATGATATTTATAATAAAATAGATTATGGAAAAAAAAGTTTTAACCCAAGAAGAAATTCAATCATTAAAGAAATTACAAATTAACCAAGCTAATATAATAACAGCTTTAGGTAGTGTAGAATATCAATTAGAAGTTTTAACATTACAAAAACAAAATCTTAAAATTGAATTACAAAAACAATTAGAAGAAGAAACTAAAACTAGTGAAGAGTTATCAAAAAAATATGGTGAAGGAAATATAGACCTAGAAAAAGGAGAAATTATTATATTACCATAATTTTGATACCTCTTAAGATATTTATAACAAAACTAAACACAATAACTAAAACATGGCAGAAATATTATTATCCCCTGGTGTATCAGCAAATGAAGTAGACACATCATTTGTAACTCAAGGTCCAATAACTGCTGGAGCGGCTATCATCGGTCCGACAGTAAAAGGACCAGTAGAAATACCTACAGTAGTCACTTCATATGCTCAATATCAACAAAAATTTGGAGATGTTTTCCAAAGTGGAAGCCCAGCTTTAACTTACACCTATTTTACATCTATAGCAGCTAGAAATTATTTTGATAATGGAGGTACTTCATTATTAGTAGCTCGTGTTGTGACAGGATCTTATTCTTCTGCTACAAGTAGTTTAATTGTAAGTTCTAGTGGAGCAGCTAGCCCAGTATTTGTTTTAGAAACAATTTCTGAAGGTACTATAATGAATAGCGCTGGACCTGAAGACTCAGCTGGAGCTTTAGCTAGTGGATCAGCTAATAATGTTAGATGGGAAATAACAGCTACTAACACATCCTCAGGAACATTTGCTTTACTTAT